GCGGCAACATGAGGCGCAAATTTCCAATCGCAGTATTTCTGAAGTTGGGAAAAAGCAGTTGCTGCACTCTTAGGATCCAGCTCGTGCACCAGTTTCCAAAACTCGTCTCGATTCGTAGCCGACGTAATCGTAGTCCATTTTGAATGAACAGACTCATTTCCACCTCGCACCTCAGGTGTGGGTCGGGCAAGCCCGCCGCATACAACGTCTCCATCTTTGATTGCGTAATCATAGCCCTCTTCCGGATGGCCACGAGAGCTGCTGACATTTGGGTGGAAACCTCCCACATCGAATACATCAACTTTTCTACTTCGAAACTTCCGTCCGAAGTCGACGAAGCAATGCAAGTGAATTCCTCCATCAGCGTGAGACTCTCGTCCAATGATGCATTCCCCTGCCAGTTCTGAAATGCGATCCATAACTCGGAAAGCGTCAAGCTCTCCGCATTGAGCATAGGTGAGGAGGACATAACGTGCATGAAATGCAAAAGACATGTGACCAAGAAGTGGTGTCGAAAGTTCCCAGGCAAACTAATATTATAGCCTGGGGACGGGGACAGTACAAAGTATAAATACCCGTCCTCTCTCCTCACTCCTCAACAAAATGTGTTCAACAAAAAATGGCATCCCGACGCTACGCCGCCAAGAGGCGTTCTACGTCCAGACGGACCACTCGCAAATCTCGCGCATACCCCACCCGTCGCACTATCCGCAAGCGAACCACTCGCAGAATGCCCTCAAAAAAAATGATCCTCAACCTGACGTCCCGCAAAAAGCGGGATACTATGAAACAGTATTCCAACATCACGTCGACCTCGCAGCAGGGATCGACTACTTACGCTCCTCTTCCGGCAATAATCAACGGCGGTAGCTTGACGGCTCCTCCTATCATTTGGTGCGCAACAGCGCGCGATAATGATCCTACTGGTAACAGCACGAATGGCAATGTTTTCCAGGATGCAACTCGGACATCGTCCAATTGCTTTATGAAAGGTCTTTCGGAGACCTGTCAGATTCAGGTTGTTAATGGCGTCCCGTGGCAGTGGCGCCGTATTTGCTTCACGTACAAGGGCATCAATGCAGCTATTCCCTCTCTCGGTTCTCAGTTCTTCACCGCCAACGAGTCTTCAGACGGGTGGGTCCGTATTCTCAACATGGTCCCAAATAACACCTACAAGGATACATTGGAAGGGATTCTATTCCGCGGCGTTCGGAATAAGGATTGGTTGGACGCTATGACCGCCCCACTTGATACGACTCGTATCAGTGTTAAATATGATAAGACGCGTACTATTGCGTCTGGTAATGATCAAGGATGCATCCGGAAATACAAACTCTGGCACGGCATGAACAAGTCACTTGTTTATGATGATGACGAATCCGGAGGAAGTAAGACTGCACAGTACTACTCCGTTCAAGATAAGCAGGGAATGGGCGACTATCTCATCGTCGATTATTTTCAGCCTCGGGCGGGATCACTTACGACCGATCAACTTTCATTTAGTGTGAATTCTACTCTGTACTGGCATGAAAGATAGGGGAGTTTATCTCCACAAAAATACAATTTGCATCCAACCAATCAATGTCCTCCTGTGAAAACCCTTTCTTCCATTTTTTCTCACCGCCTGGCAAGTAGTCAAACATGTCCAACCTTGGATCCCTGTTTGCCAAGTAAATAGTGGGTTTGCCCCACTTCACTAGTTTAGGCTCCCTATACAGGCACTTTACAGTGACCCACATCTGACAGCCTAACCATTCTTTAAAAGAGGGGAAGTAGGACATACCCCCTCTCAAGTCGTCGAATATAGCATAGTCCACCTCGGTGGCTTTGAGACACTCATCTCCACTGACCAATCCAACACAATATATATGGCTGCCTAATGATCGGGCCCATAATGTCTTGCCTGTACGGCTTTCGCCGAATACGACAAGTGACTGCGCCCGACCTATACAGTGTCAGCCTTGAATCAGGAAAGCGCCGGATGGGGCGAGGGTACAGCGAGGGACGAGCGCCGAGTTCCCACTTGAGGCAAGACCTAGAACACAGTTTTCCTTGCTAGCGCAGCGTCACTAACCTATCAGTGGCACCTCAGATCCGATTCCAGATTGTAGAACCCAATCATTTCGTCCGTCAATCTCTCCTCCAATGAATTCAATTCCTGTTGGTGACTCATACGCGGCAACATGAGGCGCAAATTTCCAATCGCAGTATTTCTGAAGTTGGGAAAAAGCAGTTGCTGCACTCTTAGGATCCAGCTCGTGCACCAGT